TCATGGCGCATAGGTCCCGATCGTGCCGTCCGGAGGGGCATTCTGACCAGCGGCCAGAACACAGTTCGGCGCGGCGTAAAGGGTGCCGCCTGCATATGCCTCTAGATCCCTGTCCATGCCCGTTGTAATGCAACGATCGAGCCACATCTTCGCCCAGCCGGTGAACGTCAAGAGACCGCAGGCAAACCCGGCGCGTGCTTCTCCACTACCCACAGCCATCCGCGACGGCCCGGCGGTAAAGCCGAGGTTCCACGACTGACTGTCCTGGATGTCGTGAATGGTCCTGTTCGTTCCGTTCGTATGCTTGCCGTTGACGCGAACGCCACGGCAGAACGTGTACGCGCTGGAGCCGTTGTTCGAGGCGTCCGTGCTCTCTGCCGCGTTCTGTCCGACACGATCCGACCAGCAATCGATTTCGATGAACGTCACTGAAAGGGCCAGGCTTGCGCCGCCATTGTAGTTAAAGCCATCGGCTGCAATGCAAGCCGCACCACAGCGCTGCATGATGAGAGATGCCGGCCCACCCGATGTGAAGAATCCATGTGAGCTGCCGGTGTATCCAGCGAAGCAATCGAGGAGATAGGCGGCATGGTTGACTGTCGTACTGCTGGTGACCCGGAAGCCGCCCGAGCATCCCCAGAACTCACAGTCACGAGCCCAAACGGTGTAGCTCGTCGTCGTCTGGTTGAGCCAGAAGTTCGCGTTTCCGCCGGTTGATGTGACAACCAAGTTCGCATCGGGCACACGATTGGCGATCAGCTTGACGTAGAGCTTCTTGTTCGTGGCATCGAGGTAGTGGGCGCCGCGGCCATACTTCGCCGCCTGGGCGTTGATGGCGGCAACAATGGTCGCCTCGTCGGTGGCAGCCGGAAACGCTCGCGTCAGTTCCTTGGGCCTGCTGACGCCATCCGTATCGACCCCAAGGTTCGCCATGTCGATGACGGCAGAGGCCGGCGTCTGCGTTGTGTACGTGGACACGTAGACCGTGGCATCGGTCGCAGTCGCAACAAACGCAGGCATCGCCGTGTCACAAAGCGAGATGATCTTCTGCCCCGGCGTCGAGCTCTCAATGACCAGATTGCAGGCCTGCGGCTGCCCGCTCCAAGAAGCCTGCACACTCGATACGACGTCCGAGTATTTGTACGTGGCAGGATCAGCCAGGATGCGAACTGTTCCACCCAGCGCGTTTGCGGCGAGGATAGCCCGCTTTAGCGATCGAACCCGTAGGGCATAGGTGAGGCCGCTGTTCGCGTCGGCACCACCGGGGCCGACATAGATCGTATTGGTGTAGACGGGCTTTGCTGCTTGAATGTCGTAGTTGGTCGCAAAAGCGCCGCCCGTATCAGTAACGACAAAAGGCACCGGTAGTGTAAAGCCGCTCGGGGCAAGACGCTGGCCGGGCAAGGCCCCACCACCCTGCCCTGGGGTGCTACCTTTGCGCTCGCCGATCGCCGTGACGACGTCGCCGATGTAATCCAGGCTTCTACCGACGAGCCTCTCCATCACGCAGCCACCGCGTTGCACTTCCACCCAGCTTTGGCCGGAAGGTCCTTTTCCTGACCACCAACGAGATGTTGACGGACGGTCGACCTCTGACTGCCAACAGCCTGCGACGCATCGGGCGCAGCATCCACCGCAACGTAGATCTCGGACGAGGATGGTGCGCGAACGCGAAAGACGAGCGAAGCCTCATCTTCCGAAACGAGCCCCTGCTGCACCCCCGGCGCGACTTGCGTGGTCGTTCCGCCAATCGCGACGGTCTCGGACCAGAGAGGAGAAAACAACTTTACGCCGCGGCGGTCGATAACGTAGCCGCAGGTGACATGAACGCCTGAAAGAGCCATGGGAGGTATCCTTGTTTTTGGGAAAAGACGCTCATCGACCCTTGCGGATCATCTCCTCGCGCATCGCGTCGATGCTGCGCGTGAGGTCTCGAATGCGGTCGCCGAAATCGTCGACCGCGCGCTCAGTAGATTTGCGAAAATGAATGGCCTCGAGCGTCTGCGCCTCGATCGCGGCAGTCGCTTTGTTCAAGGCAGAGGGATCCACGATCAAGGCCGCAACCTGAGCTGAAGCTGCCGAGTGCTCGGGACTGGCCCGTTGCCCCTGCCCGAGCCCGAAGTAGCGTACCAGTACGCCGATGCCGATGACGGCGCCGAGGCCGAACAGAGCTTCAGCGGGCAGCGACTTAAGCAGCTCGTCCATTGCGGGTCTCTCCCTGATCATGCGCAGCACGATAGATGTTGGTCAGCTCCGCGATCACGAGCCAAGGATAGATCGCCAGCCAGGTGCTGATGACGCCCGAACTGTAAAACCCGGCGCAAACGCCGAACCAAATGATGAGCCCGAACCCTGCAGCGACCTGCCGAATTTGAGGCGTCACCTTCTTTTTTGCGCCGTTGATGACCAATGCGACTAGGCGAAGTATCCCCAGGGTCAGCATGATGGTGCCGAAAGAAGATTGCGTGCCGAAGAACTCACGGAAACCCGCCCAAGACGGCTGGGAGAAAAGGTCATCACCTATCAGGACAACAACACCGAACGTCGTCGTTACGGCCCCCGAGAACCATTCCATGTTCCGCGGGCCGAACCTGTGCTGGATACGGATCCAGATACCTGGACCCGTGTAGCTGTCGCCACTCATCCGCTCAGGTTCTCACCGGCGCGCTGACGACCTTTACGAGGTCAGGCACCTTCGAGGTGATTATCTCGCGCAACATGTCTTCGGTCACGCCGAGCCGTGCCAGAGCGTCCGGATTTTTCTCGACGACGTAGCTAGTAGCGGTCTCGATGAGTTGAGGCGTGATAACAGCACCAGGGACGAGGCCCGCTTTAGCAACCGCGAACCGGATGGCATTGGCTGCACTTGCATGGATTGCATTGCGGAGCTGCGTCTCGATCTCGAGCCGTTTGGCCACGTCGGTGATTTTGAGCAGGGCAATGACGCGGGCACCGATCCAGGTGATCAGCACCGGCCCGACGATCGAGCCGAACATGACGACGAGCGGCTGCAGGATCTGCCAGAGATCAAACCAGATGGAGGATCGCGCTACGACGGGCGCAGCATCCTGAGCGAAAGCCATGGTTCCGATCAGCACGGCGGCGATCACGGCGAGCACCGCGATCGAGATGTATTTCCGGTATGTCATGTCGCTTTCCTTCAAGCTTCGTTGGTAGTTTCAGTCAGTGTGGCACCATCGCTCACGACTGCGATTTCAGCCGTGGCGAGAGCGGTGAGCGGCCAGCGTGCGCCATTGACGCGCAGGCGCTTCTTCTCGATGCGAGAGATGGTCACGGCATCGGACTGGTTGCCGCCGAGCACATGGAAGTGGGTTGCGTCCTCGCCGACGTAGAAACCAACATGGCCCTGCCAGCTGTCCGGGGTGCCCCGCCAGAACGACAGGATCGCGCCCTTCTTCGGCTTGGTCGCCTTGCCGAAGGCGGCCCAGTTCATGGCGCCGTACGGGTTCACCGGCAGGATCTCGTCCGGCATGGTGATAGCGAGGCAGGTCTCGACGAAATCACCGCACCAAGGCAGCTTGGCCGGATCGCCGAGCGTCTTGCCGTCCGACTTCAGGAAGGCGCGGAGCTCGGCATTGTTGATCCTCTCGTGCAGGCCTTTCTTGCGGTAGGCCAGATCGAGCCACGGCGTAGCATCCGGTGAGTTGTCGTTGGCGACGGAGGCCTCGTTAGGGAACAGCTTGGCGATTGTCTTCCCGCCGGCAACGCCGTCGATCCACAGTCCCTGCGCACGCTGAAATTGCTTGACGGCCGCGATAGTCTGACGGCCACGGATGCCGTCCAGTTCGCCTTGGTAATAGCCACGGCGTTGCAGCTCGGATTGGATATCCAAGGTGGTCTTCATAACGATGTCCTTGTGGAGCGTGAGCACTGATCGCCGGCGTTTGCGCGGTGATCACGTTGCTCGGGTCGGATGCGGGCCGCTTGCTGGCAAACGGCACACTACGGCATGCAGTACTTAAGTGTTTGTGGCTGGCGCGGCTGCGGGCGTGTCTGCAGTCTCACCTGCAGGCGGCGCGAAGCCCATCTTCTCGGCCACCCATGCGGGTTCGTACTTCTGGAGGAGTTCATAGGCCTCCTGGACGCGGAACGAGAGATTGTCGATGGCGCCTGCGAGCGTGTCGCATTCGTTCTGGAGAGCTTCGTTGCGGCGCTTGAGGGAGCCGATCATCATGGACATGCTAAGTTTCCTTGTGAGGTTGTTGTGAATGGAAAGACGTGACCTGCGGGTCATTCGTCCGCCCAGCTGATGTTGCTGGCGGCAGTGATCGCCTCGGCCGTCGTGGCCTCGGCAATGGCTTTCTTCGCAGCGGTGCGCTTGGCCTCGACGTTGGCCGAGACCTGCTGGAAGGCCGAGAATGCCGCGACAACCTGCTCCGCCTTTTCAAGCGGTGTCATGTCGTCGGCTGCGGCCTCGGCGATAATGTGCGGGATCTTGTCGTTGGCGATGCTCGGATTGGCGAGCTTGTCGCGCGCTTCTTCCAGCTTCTGCTGGTAGGCCATCAGCTGCCCGTAGCCGGGCGTGATGAACTGCATCCGGTACGCCTCGGCCGCGCGATCGACCTTCAAGACGGCGTCAGCGCGCAATGCATCAAGGTCGATATCGGCAGGCGCTGGCGTCCAGGCACCAATGCGGGCGGCAAGGCCTTCGGGCAGCGTCGGCCAATCACCGACCGTCGAAAACAGGGTGTCCTCGGCCTTGGAGAACTGGCCTTCGATCGTCGCGACCTCGACAGCCGGTAGTTCCGACAGCATCTTGCCGGCGACCGCATACCAGAAGTCCTGGGCGTTGAAGATCTGCTGGCGGGCAAGCCAGATCGATGCGCATACCGCCCAACGTTCGGCGGTCTTTGCGCGGAGCGCCTTGACCACCCCTTCGGTCATGCACTCGTACATGCTGTCGATATTGTACATCGTCGGTCCTTTCAGAGAGCCCAGAGAGCGTTGTCGGAGATGTCGAGATCCTCGCCGGCGGCGAGGCGGTCTTTGAGCGATCGGCCGGTCATGGTGAGACGCTCGACATGCGCCATGGCAGCGCGGCCGAAGTTGACCATCGTGACGACGTCCATCGGCACGATCGTGTTGTCGGCCGCGATCCATCCGAAATCGGTGTCGCCGCCCTGCCACCGCAGATCGCCCGGCTGGGCGTCCTGCATCAGCGCCAGTGCTGCGCCGGTGGCTGCACCATTGATGTTGCGGAGATCCTGCTCGCGTGCCTGGTAGAGGTTGCCGTGAAAGATGAAGCCGGCCGCGATGCGCCGATCGCGCTCCAGATCCACGCGGAGCTGGTCCTGCCGACGGATCGTTTCGAGATCTTGGGTAAGCCTCAGCTTCATGAGACAACGACCTTTACGGTTTTGGATTTGTAAGGCCAAAGAGAGAGCGTGACCTCATAAGTCCCAGCCATATCGGCAGAGAGCTCAAGAGCTCCGTCCGTTATCTCCCCTTGCTGATCTTGAAGAGAAACCGCCGTTCCGGCAGGCAGACCGACAGACTTTGTCTCTCCGATCCCCAACCTGATCTCGTCATCAATGGAGAAGGATGGCCTATCCTCCATGTCAGCTTCGGCGCCGGAAATTCTGACGTAGAAGCTAGCCGAGTCGATCTCGGAGGCCCCTTCGTACTCGACAAACTCATGGCCGTCGGGACGCGAGGCGTAAGCCAGATTTTCCCAGCTTGTTTCTCTGACGTGGTCAATCGCGCCAGTGACGGTGTTGTAGGCTGCGAACTTCGGCATGGGTTACCTCTTCGTGACCAGAGCTGTGAGAAAACGAAGGTTGGTGCTGGCGTCTTGGCCGCCTCCGGTGTCGCGAATAGCTCGGAGCGTATAGGTGAACGTTCCCGTGCCTGGAGTGTCCTGAAGCATGACAACGAAGAGCATGCCCCTCCAGCCGTAGACTGCTGGGACATATTGCGATCCACCCACCGACGGCTTCTCCTCGTAGAGCAGCGGGCAATCCATCGACATGTTCATGCCTGTAGCAGCACCGTTTCGGTAAATTCTGGCAGCTACAGAGGCACGAGTTGACGACTCCATATCAATTCGGAACTGACCAAAAATCAGAACCTTTTCGCCAGCTGCTACGGTGACAGTCACATCGGCAACTTCGATGTTCGACGATTGGGTCAAGCCCAACGTCGAGCTAGAGTAGTAGCTGTCGACCTGGGTAACTGCGCCGCTCTGGATATTCGACTTGCCAACGGTGAGAGTACCGATATTGGCGTTCGAGATATCTACATTGCCAAGTGTGGCGGAAATCGCTGCGAGACTCACGACATTGATCTTGTCGGCGGTGACGGCATTCGCCGCGATCTTATCAACAGTAACGGCGTTCGCCGCGATCTTATCAGCCGTGATCGAATTAGCCGCGATCTTAGCCGCTGTTATTGCACCATCGACGATGAGTTCCGCATTGGCACGACGGTAGCAGAACGGGTTCCAGACGTTGAGCGAACCGCCAGACGTTGCGCCAGCAGTTGGAACTTGCCGGCGAATATAAAGCTGCGCAGTGACCGCTCCAGCTGGAACGGTCGCATTCTGCGCAACGTTTCTCACGCTGAGATCGACCGCACTCGGTTCGTTATACGAGGGGTTTCCGACGTTATTCCCGGAAGCGTCATAGAAGTTCAGATAGATCCGGACACCTTGATTATCGGAATCCGAATTGAAGTCGATCGTTGCACCGAAGCGCAGCTCATCACCCGGACGAACGTTGAATGACTTGGAAGTCGCGCCTGCGATATAGGTGCTACCGCTACTTGCCGCCACGGTTCCGGTGAACCGCATAGCTGGACCGATATCAGCGAGCACCGTGAAATATGGAGTTGCGCTGCCCCCACCCAAGCTCCAGGATTTGATGTCCTGGAGAGCGTTATCCGGTACCATGTTGCTGAAATCCGTCAGCAACAAATTTCTCGCGGTGATCGAGTCCGCGGCGATATGGCGAGCACCGATCGAGTTTGCAGCGATTTTGTCAGCGGTTACCGCATCGGCATCGAGCTTGTCCGTCGTAACCGCGCCAGCCCCGATCTTGATGGCTGTGATGGCACCGGCCGCGATCTTCTGAGCTGTCACGGCATTGGCATCGAGCTTGTCGGCCGTGATCGCATTAGCTGCCAGTTTGTCGGTGTCGATCGAGCCGGCCGCGATCTTGCTGGCCGTGATCGCATTGGCCGAAATCTTGTCCGACGTGATGGCATTGGCGGCAATCTTGTCAGAGCTGATCGCGTTCGCCGTGATCTTGTCGCCGGTGATCGCGCCATCGACGATCAGTTCAGCGTTGTTCATCCGACGGACAAAAACCTTGCCGAGGCGGATGCTACCGCCATTCGCCCCCGTGACGTCACGCACCTCGGCCCAGAACCGGGCCTTTACTGTCGGGTTGCCGCCGACGGTTGCCGGAACGACGACTGAACCCATGGTCTTTGACCAGCCTTTCGTTCCGTTGATGGCAACATCCGGTATTCGGACATACGCGCTGGCCGTCGCGTTCGTGTCCTGGAACTGGAGCTGCAGACGAAGATTGGCCACGGCCCCGCCGGACCCGCTGCACTGTGTCCAAGCCTCGATGTAGTATTCTTCGCCCGGATTAACCGCCCACTGGCCGTCCTGGTACAGGTTGAACGTTCCGGCAGCGTTGACGAGCTTCCTGGCAAAAGCGTTAACCGAGCTGGAGGCCGTGCCCTCGATGAAGAAGTCCCATCCACCGGTACCCGTCCAACCGGCGTCGAGCTGAGAGAAGTCGCCATTCAGCACAAGGTTGCCCATGTCCATCAGGGTAAGCTGCTTGGCAGTGATGGCGTTGGCAGCGATCTGGTCCGCCTTCACTGCGCCGGCTTGGATGTGCGCTGTGGTGATCGCATCGGCTGCGATCTTTGACGACGTGATCGAGTTCGCCGCGATCTGGTTTGCCGAGACGGTACCCGTTAGATCCTGTGTGGGAACCGACGCTGAATAGGCCGAGCCCGTCCACCGATAAAGCTTGCCCGCGACTGTGATGACGTCGGTGGACTTCGTTGTCGGCACGGTCGAGCCGGAAACGTTCGTGACCGGGCTTAGGCCGTTTGCAAACTTGGTCGCATCAAGGGCCTCGTCGGCAATCTGGCTTCCGGAGATCGTCCCGGCGATGTCGGCCGCGGGCACGTCGGCCGTGTATTTGTTGCCGTTCCAGCGATAGAGCTTGCCGGCAACGGTGATGACCTCAGTCGTCTTGGTTGTCGGGACCGCAGCGCCCGAGATGATGCCGACCGGGCCGAGACCATCGGCGAATTTGTCGGCGACGATCGCGCCGCTCGCGAGGATGTCCTTCGTGACCGCGCCGATCGCCAGCTTGTTGGTCGTCACGGCCTTGTCGGCAAGCTTCAGCGCCGTGATCGCCGCATCCATGATCTTCTGTGCCGAAATGGCGCCGTCGATGATCTTCTGTTGCGTGATGGCGTTGTCGAGAATGTCTTCAGCGATCACCAACAGGTTCGGCGTGGTGACCGTCAACCAGGTCGACCACAGCGTCTGACGGCTTGCAGTTTGCGCGATGAGGCGGCCACGCACCTCATACACCGTCGCCGGCAGCAGCCACGCCCCCGAAAGCGTCCAGCTATAAGGCGCGTCATACGGCAGGTTATCACTGTCGAAGACAAGGGTGTCCGTCGCAGCGACACGAACCTGCACCCGGACGTTCCGCACGTCGTCAAGGTTGGATGCAGCCGTGACGACGATCGCCGGCCGACGTCCTCGGCCGCCAGCGTCAGGAATGTTTGCTGCAACGACCGTCCAGCCTTCCATGGGCTGCGGCGGAACCTCGATCGGGCCGAGATAACCCGACGTCGTCGGCAACTCGAAATCAGCCGACCAGTCATAGTCGGCCGGGTCCATCTCGCGAATGGTCACGAGCTGGTTCATGGTTGCCTCACCCTGAATGTCGGTGACGATGAAGCGCTTGTTGTCGTAGCCGTTCCGATCGGACGACCAGGACAGAACGTCATTCGGTTCGAGCACCCACGCCTCAGGCGGCAGGTAGAAGCGATGCGTGCGAAAGCGCCGCTCTTCCTTGATCATCGCCCGGCGCAGGCGCTGCGCCTGGCGGTCGAAGGGAACAGCCGGCAACTGGACGTCAGCGGCCAGAACGCGATTGCCGTCTACCTCAAACAGCGACTTGCCGGTCACGGCATCGTTGACCTGCTTTGCCGTCAGCGCAGGGCCGTCCTTCGATCCCCATTTCTCGTCGGGGTTCGGATAGCTGATGTTGATCTGGTTGACCGTGTCGTCGAGTGTCGGGAACGGCTCGAAGCTTTGCCCCTTGGTGACGATGATGTCGGCGTCGGTGAAGCTGAACACCGCAGCACCGAAGGCGCCCACCTGGATCTTGAACGACCCTCCGACTTCGGCGATCCGGCCGTTGCAGGCCGCGCGCAGGCTGTCGATGACCTCAAGAGGCTCCATNACCGAAGGCGCCCACCTGGATCTTGAACGACCCTCCGACTTCGGCGATCCGGCCGTTGCAGGCCGCGCGCAGGCTGTCGATGACCTCAAGAGGCTCCATATCGCCAGTGATCTCGAGTCCGGCGCGAAACTGCGCCTCCGTCTTGTCGCCCTTGATGGCAACCTGTCGCGCGCACTCGTTTGCGGCCGCAATCCAGTTGGACGACGGCAGACGGTTTGCAGCCAGGTTCTGGCCACCGAAGAACCATTCGCCCTGATAGCTCAGGCCACGGATGATATTGTAGATGATGACTGCCGCATTGTCCGACGGCTCCCACGTCGACTGATCATCCCAGCGCTGCGCACCGCTCCCGCCGTTCGTCGAATCCTTCCGGATGTCGTAAAGCGGGATGCCGCGCGAGACGAACAGGGTCGAGGGAACCGCGTTAAAATACTTCGGCCGGTAGCGGTACGTCATGATGGCGTAGGGAACGCCGCGGCCGATCATGGTGGTGAGCCACGGACGGTCCTCGTCGTCGCCGAAGTGCTCCAGCAGAAACGGATCTGCCGTGGTCTGCGAGCCGTTGTAGAACTTGATCCAGGCGTAATCGTCGATGCCGCTACCGACGTCGCCGCCTCTGTCGTCATCGTCTCGAAACTGCTTGATCGGATAGCCGTTCTCGTCGGGTGTCTCGTTGAACAGGATCTCGGCTTTCTGATCGTCGACCCAGAGAACAAGATCCTGAATGCCCGTCTTCGACATCGGCAGGTTGCCGAGCTCGATCACCTGCGTGAGGTTTGCGTTCGGCGTTTTGCGGAAATCCCCCCACGTTTGAACATACTTCCGCTTTCCGGAGGTCGCGTAGTACCCAACCACGGTTGCAACCGGGGTGTCGTCGCCGATCTCGATGTCGAGCTTGACGCCGATCGGCTTCTGCTGAGGCGTTTTCGCCAACGCCTTCTGCAACAGGGAAGAGGCAAGGTTGAAAGCGATGCCAAGGATGATCTTCGTCAGAGCGCTGGCGCTGGCAACCGCGGTGGATATCGCCGCGATCAGTCCGCTGATGGGCTCCGCATGCGCAGGCTCCGCCGGCGCCAGCACGAACCATGCGGCGGTCAAAAACAGAATGATGAAGTTCATGGTCTATCCAACCCGGAAGGCGCGCGTGGCGGCCGATCGGTCAATGTGATTGATGCCGGACTCGCCGAGCGTGAAGATCCGCTCGCCATTGAGCACACCGAGCCCATGCACGAATGCCGAAGCGGTCGGGATGGCCATGATGTCGCCGATCTGCGCTTCGGACGGATGGCCGTATTCCGGCAGGTAGGCCGCCACCATGTCCGCAAGATCCTTAAAGCCCGCGGCGCGCATGACACGATAAGCAGACTCCGCATCATCATAGGCGCCATCGAACTCGGCATAGATGTTCTCGCCGGTCAGCACCTCNACGATGCGCCCGGCGAACTTGCAGGCGCAGTCGTTTGTCTTCCAGTCGAAGGGCGTGCGNCGCATCTCGTCGAGCACGTCATTGAACGGCCCAACCCATAGCGGGAGGCGCTTCAGTTCGATCATTTCTGCCCCCAGTTCGGCTTCCAGTTTTTGACGNCGCATCTCGTCGAGCACGTCATTGAACGGCCCAACCCATAGCGGGAGGCGCTTCAGTTCGATCATTTCTGCCCCCAGTTCGGCTTCCAGTTTTTGACGGCGCCGGCGTATTTGCCAAAATCATCGTCTTGCCGTTTCTTCTGTTCTTCCGCGGAAGACTTGGCCGGGTTCTTGCGGGTGAGCATCGAGATCGCGTCCGAATTCGTCTTGATCTTGACGCTTCCCTGACCGCCGACGCCCGGCGTCTCGATCGGAGATCCGTCGACCTCGCCGATCCAGACGAGAGCGGGCGCAGCGGCCAGAAGGCGCGAGCCAGGATCAAGCAGAGCGTCCCATATCTCGACCTTCGCAAGCCGGATGTTCATGCCGCGCACGGCCTCCTGAANCGGGCGCAGCGGCCAGAAGGCGCGAGCCAGGATCAAGCAGAGCGTCCCATATCTCGACCTTCGCAAGCCGGATGTTCATGCCGCGCACGGCCTCCTGAATAGCGGGCGCGATTTGGCTTGCGCTGACAGTGACCGTCTGGACCGTAAGATCGGTCACGCGCGGTATCGGCCCGACATCGAGGCCCACGCCACCGTAGAAGAGCCGTGTTTCCGTCAGCCCGGTCAGTCCGCTCGTGACCGTGATCGACTCGTCGTCGTTCTCCGACCAGAAGCTGACGATCTTCGGCGTCATGCTGGTCAGAAGCGTGCCGATGATGCTCACCAGTTTGCGAGGCACAATTCCGCGCTCACGCGCATTGACCAGCGCCGTGTAGAAAGCAGGATCGACGTTTCTCATTTCTTCTGGATCACCTTGAAGCCCGCGCCCTCGGTATGGAGCTTGCGGGCACTTCCGGGATTGTGCGAGCCGGGCATGATCACGCACTTGCAGTAGGGCTTGGCGAGCCTGACGGCCTGGCCAGCCGAGATCCCGCTCTGGACATACGGGAAGACGCCAATCTGCCCCGTGTTGCCGCTTCCGTTCGCTGTCGCGGTCTCGGATATCTCGAAGAAGCCTACGCGCTGCGGATTGCTGCCATAAAGGACCGTGAACTTGTCGCCCAGCGTCAAGACATATCCGGCCGGCAGTCCCGAGAAGGCGATCGCCGAACGGTCGCTCGAGATCGATGCGATCGTGACCGTCGACGCGCCGAGGACCGAGCCCGTCGGATCGCTCTGCGGATACAGGGAAAGCGGGTCGCCGAGGTAGAAACTCTCCTGAATTCCATGGAGCTTGCGGATCAATGCGGCGATCTGCTTTGCCCGGTTGTTCGGCATCATGATCAGCTCGACCGTCCCGATCCAGAGCGGGCTGGAAAGCTCGGCCTGCCACAGGCGGCCGTCGCCGCCGCCTGAGTTCTCGTNTTGTTCGGCATCATGATCAGCTCGACCGTCCCGATCCAGAGCGGGCTGGAAAGCTCGGCCTGCCACAGGCGGCCGTCGCCGCCGCCTGAGTTCTCGTCATTCCGCTGGATGTCCCAGACGACGGTGGAAATCGCCAGCTGATCGGCGAAGGTGGCGAGGGAGTACGGATAGGTGACCGTCATCCTGCCATCCTCTTGCGCGGGTTGCGGCCATGTTCTTCGATCATGTACGGAATATGCCGGTTGTTCTCGTCGACCGCCTCGCTTGCTGCCCGCTGGCCTTCCTCCTGCGCGACGTTCTTGACGTAGGCCTTAAGGTTCCCCTGGTCATCAACCGAGACGCCTACGTCGACCTTGATCCGCCCGCTCGACCCGCTCCCGCCATGATTGTTCGCGGCCTGCCTGATCGTCGATCGGCGATGAGGACCAGCCACAAGCCCGCCGTCGGCATAACCACGCCATCCCAAGCGCATGCCTTCGACGGCACCAATGCCGCCAGCGCGCGCGATGTCACTCTGCGACCAGACGATCTCGCCTTTATGGACGACGCCGGCTGGCTGATTGCGTCCACCATGCCCTGTGAAGCCGCCATCGGCGTATAGACCGAAACCGCCTCCCGAGATGCCAGTCCAGACGCCGCCACTGATTGCTCCGCTGAACTGGGCTGAACTGTTGAAAATGCTCTGCCCGATGCCCGTAAGCGACGTCAACGCGCTCAACAGTCCTCCCCCGCCAGATTGAGCGGCTGCCAAGGCTTGGCCGAATTTGGACAGGCCACCGCCGAGGTTGGTCATTCCCTCAGCTGCAACATTGTTTGCAGACGCAAGGCCGCCGGCGCTTTGCGCAGCATTCTGGCTACCAGCGGCCAGCTTGTTGACGGCAGCTGTCGCCGTATCCATGCCCTCGCTCTGAGCACCCGGCCACAATGCGCGCTGGGAGGAGTTGAGGCCACCTTCCCACGACCCGCCGCCCATGCCGACGCGCCTGCCGGCAAGGTCGAAATGCATGGTATCCGCGGCGCCATACTTGCCCTTGCCGCCGCTGAAATAACCGCCCCAGCGCAAATCCTGCGCGAGTTCCGGATACTTCTCCATCTGTACGCCACGGGCTGTCTGCGCGAACTGCTCATAGGTCCGGAAGCTCGACGCATCCTGATAATTGCCGAGCATCTTGCCTGAAGCGAGGTCGGTGATCTTGACGTCTGTCGCCAGCCCCTGCCCATGAAAGCGCGGATCACCAGGCCGGAAGCCCGACATCGCGTCGACCTTGAAGCCCGGGAAGCGCTGCGCAGCCGTGTTCAGGATGTCCGTCAGTTTCGCATCGACGCCACTCTTGTAGTTGCCGACGAAGCTGAGAGCCGATCCCGCTGCGCTCCGGACTGCATTGTCGTTTGCAGCCGCAGCAACCGTATTCGCAATCCCGGCGCCGGCCGACGCGGTCGACGCGGCTGCACCAGCAACAGGCGCGGCCGTGCCAATCAGGCTGAAGATCCCGGTGCCTGCCGTCGATCCGCTACCGGGCTTGCCGATGATGCTCGACACGAAGCTGTCGATCAGACTGTCGGTGATCCGGTTCGTCACCTTCATCAGGCCGTTCAACAGCGCATTCCCGAACGCCTCGCCGATGCTGTCACCCTGCTCAAGCCCGTCGCGAAAATCGGTGAAAAAGCCGGTGATGCCGTCGCGCAGCGCAGCGATCTGCATGTTCTGGCGCATCATCAGAGCTTCTTGCGACGACAGGTCTACGGACAACCCGGCGCCGCGCTGACGAGATGCAATCTGCTGATCTTCCGAAGATCGGTAAAGCTGGTCACGCTCGAACTGCAGATCGTTTGACAGCTGCGCACGCGCACGCGCTTCCGCAAGGCGGCCATGCGCGGCGGCCGCCTGGTTGATCAGCTCGACCTCCTGACCGAACACGCGCTGGAACTCGGCCTCCGACGTGATGCCGTTGCGAGCCGCCTCAGACCGGAGCTGAGACAGAAGCGAATATTGCGTCTGCAATTCAGCCGTCTTGCCAACCGTCTGCCCGATGACAGCGATCTCCATCTCCTGCTGGCGAATGCCCTCCTGCAGAGAGCGGACACGCTCCTGTTGCGCCTCGGAAAGCTGATACTCGGCCTGGACACGAGCTTGCGTGCCTGCCATGGCGACCCGCGACTGTCGCGCCGCCGCGTCCTCACCATCGACGATCTGGACAGCGGCCTGCGCTCGGGCGGCCGCTTCCTTGTCGGCTGGAGACTTCGCGCGCATGGCGGCCATGTCTGCATCATACTGACGGATGCGCTGGCTCTGCGCTTCCTTCAACTCATACTCGGCACGCGTGAGCGCCTGCGTCTCCGCAAGCTGGATTCGCATGGTCCGGGTCGGGACGGACTCGATAGGATTGTAAGTGTTTTCTTCTCGCTGGCGGGCGACGGCCGCGTGCTCGGCAGGTGTTCGAGCGCGCATCTCCGCTGCCTCAAGTTCTGCCGAGCGCTGCATCGAGAGCTGGCGAAACGCCTGGTCTGCAGCAAAAGCGGCTCCGACATCACCATAGTTTCGGCTGCCAGCGTTCTGCAACGCTCGCTGGGCCCGCTCCATTTCCGCCAAGGCCTGCGCCGCTGCCTGTAACGGTGCAACCAGCTTTGCGATCTCGTCGGCCTGCTTTGCATATTCCGGCTTAAGGGCAGCCGTCTTGTAGAGGCTGTCGTAGAATGCCTCGAAGTCGGGCTTTCCAGCTTTCACGCCGTTACGCAGTTTCGTGATTGCATCATTGAAGGCCGAGAAGTTCTGGCCAAACATCTCGCTCTTTGCAACGTAACCGCCACGCGTCAGTGTGCCGACTTCATCGAAGAACTCGTCGCCGGTGACCTTGGTCGAGTTTCGAAGGCCACGGATATCAGCGCCCGCCTGGAAGTTAAGCGCATTGACGCCCTGCATCGAGAAGCCCTTGGCTTTCGCAATCAGGGAGCCATACCGCTCCTCCAGTGCCTTCAGCACGTTCCCATGGTTCTGCAAGACAGTGTCGAGCTTCTTTGCATCCTCCTCAGAGGTTGCCAGACCGATACCGAACTGGATGGCCGCCGCAGCGCCGGCCGTCAGTCCGATCGTGGCGATCGACAGAGGACTGACAAGGCTGACAAGGGCGGCACCTGTCGTCGTGATGGCCTCTTTCATGCCCATGCCGGCAAAGCCTCCGGCAAGCTGCGAACCTTGCTGAAGGCCGATCATGGCAGGGCTCATTCCGCCGGCTGCGGTCATCGCGATATCCTGAAACTGGAACATCGCGTTCGTTGCGGTATGGTTGGGCTTGTTGTCATTCACAGGATTGCGATCGAGGCTGGCCACATATTGCTCGTGGCGAGCCCGAGCCATGGTCTGCGCTTGAGCCAGTTCCGTCGTGCTGATCTCGGCACGATCGGCAAGCATGGCATATTCCGCCAACTCGCTGTTTAGCCGCGCCTGAGACGCGCCAACCGGGTCGAGTTGTGCCCGCAGCGCTGTTGCCTTTTGGGCAAACCGATCTGCCTCACGTGCAGCCTCCTCGAACACGGCAGCCGAGCCGCGCGCGGACGTGCCGTTGCCATTGACGCCAAGGCGGGCGTTCAAGTCGCTGGCAAATGCGCTCCCCGTCTGTGTGGCGCGAAGACGCTCCATTTCTTCCCGACGCGCAAGCTCTTCGGCAAAGACAGATGCGCTGTCTGATGCTCGACTGCCCGCAGCAGCGCCCACGCCGAGCGTCCGGTTGATGCTGGCCTGCGCCTGCGATGCCGCCTGTTCCGCCGCCTGCGCGAGACGTGCTTCGGCTGCCATGCGCTGATAGGATTGCGCGAGGTCGTCGACAGCAGCACTCTGAGCGGTGATCCGACCGTTGGCTTCGGCGATCGCCTGCGACAGCGCAGCATTGCCCTTTGCAACAGAATGCGATGCGTCGGCCGCCACGCCGTATTTCCGCGACAGGTTTTCCACCGCGACCGAGGCTTGCTCGGCAGACAGACGTCCTTTGTCGAGGCCGGCGCCCACAGTTTTCAATCCGCGATCAAAGTCTGCCTGGGCGGCATAGCCGGTCACGAACTGGCGCTTGATCCGCTCGATCCCGTCGGCCGCCGACGAGATCTTCGTGTTGGTCGAGGCGGCTGTTGTCCCGACAGCTTCCATGGCCTGCGCAGCCTGCCGGCCAGACTCCGACATGGCCCGGTCGGCGGCAACCTTGCGGTTTGCGCCGGCGGCGTATCCGTTCGCATCGAGATCCGCCGCGACGCGCAGCGAACGAAGTTCCATGGCCATGATCTACCTCGGAGGACGTCAGCTCGCTGGAGCTGCTATTTTCTGCTTTGCCTTCAGCGCTTCTGTTTCCAGATGGACGCTGTCGAGCAGGCCCATGAAGCGCCGGAAGTGCTCGAACTCATCGAGCGTCAGGCCGTGGTCCCGCGCATACTGGCTCATCACCATGTACGAGATCGGGCTTTCGCCACCCATCGCGCCGTATTGCCGGTCAAACCGGATGGCATCGAAGGCACGAAAGTAGAACTCGTGCCAGGGGCGAGGCTCAAAGTCCTCGTCCCCGGCGTCCTCGTCAGCTGTCAGCCAATCCTCGTCGGGATAGGCTTCGGCGATTTCATCGATCCACGACTGGTGTTTTGCAGCCCCCGAACGCTCTAGGCGGCTTCGGAAGGCTGCTCGGAGTTTCCCGCTTCTTCCTCGTCGTACTCGACCTCGATCTCACTGACAGCTGCGGCGCACCATTCCACCGCCGAGATGACGTTCCGATATTCGGGGTTGGTCATGATTTCGGCCGCCGTCGCTGCATCATAGGCAACGTCGAGACCGCGCCAGCCGTGGAGCAGATGCTCGTGGTAGAGTTTGCCCAGCTCGACGAGCATGACGTTCGGCGGTACCGGCTTTTTCTTGTACTTCCGGCCGAGCCGCTGCATCAGCAACTCACGTTGTGTCCGGTATGCCGGCAGATGGAGGGACGAGACGTTGAACTCGACACCGGGCCAGTCGGGAAACTCGATCCAGTCACCCTTCTCTTCGCGGGTCAAGTCGGCCTTGAGCGATGCGAGCTTGACGGTCATTTCACTGTGTCCTTGTTCGAGATTTCAATGACGACGGCGCCGTGGACGACCTCTGTCAGAAGCTCGCCGCGCGCGTGAGCGTAGTTGCCGTCCGGCGTGCGAATATGCCTTTTGATCCAGCCCTCACGAGCGTCGGCTGTAACGACTGCCGCCTCCTTCTGCCCGTTCAGAAAGATGCTGACTTTCTTCCTGTCTCCGCGCAGCATTCCGTAGGGGATGTAGCCGGGATCACCTTCCTCGACGGATATGCGGTGGAAACCTTCGGGAGCCGTGACGCTGGCAAAGGCGACCGCAGGCAGAGCAACAACGGCTGGCGCGGCTTTCAGAAAGCTACGCCTGTTCATCGTTCGCGCCCTCTTTCGGTTCGCGGAGCTGCGTGCGCGGGGCGACCAGCCCTTTGTCTCGCATCAGCTGCGCATAGGTTTCGGGCACCGGCACGCTTTCAACGCCGGCGGTAAAGCGGGTTTTTGTCTTCTCGTCCGGGTAGCCGTCAAAGCTCTCGGACGGCGTGAAGGTGACAAGCTTCTCATCAAGCTTCTTGGTCATGCCACAGCCCTCGTCAGCGTCATTGATGCGGCGGACGTCGGATCGAACTTCGCCTGGAAAGGCATTTCGATGATGACCGACTGATTGTTACCGCGGACCATCGGGCCGCCGCTCATGCCCTTCATCTTCGGGATGGCGAGGGTGTATTTCGCGCCTGTCGCCGCGCCGACCGTGAGCGCCAGCGACAAGTCGTCATGGTTCAAGATCGCATTGTAGAGATCGAGGTTCTCAAACAGCGCCGTGACCGAGCCGGAAACGTCGAAGCGTCCGAGGCCATGGCTGTACGTCTCGTACTGCCCCAAGACCTCGTTGGCGTAGATATTGTTGTTGATCCGGATCGACGCGGCCTGCAGCTTCGGAGATGCCGCAATGCCGCCCATCGTCAGCGTGCCGATATTGAGTGCGGCGTTGAGAACAGGCGTGGTCGACGCTGCAGCATAGGTGGCACCGGTGATGATGGCCGTGGCAGGCGCCGGCGAACCGAGACCCATCACGCCGAAATTCGCTGTGATGAACTGCTTGGCATTCAGCTGCAGATCGAGGGTATTGATCCGGCAGCCGCGATAACGCGTGTAAGCATCGGCTGCGCCCTGCTCGAACGTCTTCTCGAATGCGAGAGTCTTCGGCGTGCGCCCGTTCTTCAGGACGTCGCCGGTCCAGTCCGAGCAGAACAGGGCGGCCAGCAGATCGTCATAGGTGCCGTAGCTCAGCACGCCGTTGATCGGGCCCGTGACGGAGCGGCCGACATCGACGATATCAGAGACGTTGCGATCGTCCCGGATCTCGTCCGGAATGGCCGTTTGCTTTTCGAGCGTGATGCTTTCGCTCGTGTAGCGCAGCGACTTCCAGGAAGGCGTCGCAGGAATGACGCCTATGGCGGCTTCCACGAGATAAGCAAGCCGCGTCTGCGACCCTTCGGCAACTGTCATGGCTGTTCTCCAGATAAGGCCCGTAGGCGTTATGGGTTGGTGGTATAATCCTGACGGTCCCACGTGATCGTGGCCGTCATGGCGTAATAGCCGCCGAAAGAGCGGCCGGGATCACCGGCGCCGATCGACATCTGGCGAGGGTGAAGGTCGCCGAGCGGGCGTTCCCGGAAGAGCATGGTTAGGCGTTCGGCAATGCCTCGAGCGTCCCGGCTGCCGGCACCATTCGGCGTCATCACATGCAGATAGACAACACCGGACTCGAGCCAAAGATTGCTGCCAGGTGCGCCAACAGTCTGCTGTTCGAGCATGTCGCCGACAACCTCGACATAAACGAAGGGCGCGGGAACATCAGGTGTACTGAAGCCATCATTCTCTTCGGAAACCGGCGTCTCTACCCATTCGGCCAGACGGGTCATGATGAGGTTGTAAGCGTTGAGGCTGGACATTCAGAACACCATGTTCATGACGACGGAGGGATAGGTGATCGACATGCCCTTCTGTCGATCCTTGCGGCCGCCCCCACGCTTGAGGACGTATGGCATTTGCGAATGGACGCCCGAACGGATGTCGAGCCACTTCGTCTCGAACTGGAAGGCGGCAGGCGTATTCCGACCCTCGTTGCCGAACCGCCGCGCAGCGTCGCGTTTTGCACCGTCGAAGATCGCATTGCGCTTGGTGCTCAACTGCCCGGTCTCGGCCTTGCGGACGTACGGCTGAAAGTTCGTGATCACGACCTCAGAGCGGCCGCTGATCGCGTCGAAGTTCGTCACCGGCATTTGATCCGCCAAGACAATGAACGATGCCCTGAAGCGCCCAGATCGGGCTGGCGCACGTTGGCGAAGTCGATCAAGCACGAAGGTGATGACCGGCTCCCAGAGCGCAAATTCGTAGATAATCGGACCAGGCGCGACGACCTCGTCCTCGGAGGATGCCGCACGGCCGTTTACATAGAGATCGTAGACCCGGCTGGCGCCTGCACTCTGGGCCTTCTGCAGCTCCTGGCGAGCAAAGACGGCGAGCGCCTTGCTGATCTGCTCAGGCTCAAGATCCACTGTCGCAAGCTGGAGTTCGCGGTCGAACGCATCGAAGTTGGCCATCAGCCGCGCGCCAAAAGCGTATAGCGCACGAGCACATTTCGCATCCGTATGGGCTTCGGGATCTCGATGTTCAGTTCCCGTCCGTCAACAAGGACCTTGTCGCTCTTCTTCAGCGGAGCAAGCCCACCCAAACCGGATGGGCTGATGATCACCACGAGATCGGTGAGCTTTATGTCGCCAACGAGCTCGTCGTTCTTCACCGGGCGCACAAAGGCGTTGACAGTGACTTCGTGCGCCTTGATCCGAGGCGAGACATTTCCCTCGTAGCGATAAAGCGAGATGAGTTCCCCGCTGAGCGCCAGCGCCTTGTCCAGCTCGGCAATAGCTTCCTCAGCCTTGAACATCACGGTCCCAACAGGTTGCGATATCGGATGAGCTGACCTGCCACAACAGGCGGAACAGCCGCTTCACCGGAGCAGCCGGGAATGGCACCGACCCAATAGTCGCGCTTTGTGCGCATCACATCGGGAACATCGATCTCCTCGCTCTTCAGCGAAGGATCGCGCTCGCGTTCCAGCCAGGCAAAGCGGAAGAAGTCGAGCGCGGCCATCTTCAGGTCGGCCGGAATCTCTTGGAAGCCTGCCTTGTAGGTGACGACAATCTTCCCCGCCCCCCAAGTCACGATTTGGTCGTCGTACAGCCGGCGCAGGATCCCGACCTCTGGATCAACGTAATGATCGGTACCAGTCAGCATCGATCCGCCGATATTGAGCGAGACGATCTCCACCTCATGACGGCGCGCAAGCAGAAGGTCCTCACCGCGAACCCCACGGAACGTTTCTTCCAACGTTTCCTGAAGAAGCGTCGGCACAGCCCCCGCCGCAACGGCGACATTGCATTCTGCACAGATCGACGCAGCGACACGCCGATCCATCGCCTCGAGCAGCGGATCCTGCGAAGTGTCCACGGAGCGCAGGCCTGCCGCAGCCCGTCGCTCGTCCGGCGTCAGTAGCGCCAGATCCGTGGCTGGCGTGACGATCCGCAGGATGCCCCGCATCAGGCCTGCGCCCCGGAGGTAGCCTGGAGCCCAGCTTGGTCAGCAGCCTGAAGTGCAGCAATAACGTCGTCTTTGGTGCGCGCGCCAGACACGTCGACGTCGCGATCAGCCGCTAGAGCCTCAAGTTCCTTGCGCGTCAGTTTATCGAAGTCGATTGGCGGAGGCGAAACAACATCGGTTTCGACTTCGGCCTCGACGTCGAGCGCAGCAGTTGTGCTCTGCGATGCAATCAGATCGGTCGCGAAAGATCTGGCCGCCGGAAGGTTCGGAAGGAAACCCTCGTTGAGGATAACGCCGCCATCGTCAACGACATCAAAGCCGCCGCCAAGAGACGGTACCGCGCGCAAGCCTCGTGGCATCTCTTCCGGCGACGGATGCTGGAACTCTTTGACCTCGATGAGGCCGGCTTCCGCAATCTCCTCGTCCGTGACCGGGGCGCACGTGCCCATGGCGAGGCTGGACGTCGCGGCGACAAACGGGAGGGTGATAATATTGCCGGCTTCGCGGCCGATCAGTTGGCGAACGAACATGGGAGATCCTTCTGCTGGAGCAAGGCACCGCCGGCGAGCGGCGGAGCTTCAGCGATCAGTTGATGATGGCAGAGGGCGGCGTGGACTGCTGGTACCGCAGATCCACCAGGATGAACTTCGCCTGAGTAATGTTCGCGGCATTCGAGGCGCCCGTGGTAAGGTAGATGCAGTCGAAACCATTGGCGAGGTCGAGCTGTGCAGGGTCGATCTCGAAGATGACCTGCTTGTTCTTCACCGCTGCATCCGTGGTGTAGCTCACCGCATCGCTGCGCCGAATGAGCGTATCGGTCAGCGAGGTATCAAGGTTTGCCCAGATCGGTACAGCATTGGCGAGGGGTTTGGCGCCGGTACCAGCAACATCTGTCGCCTGCATGATGGCAAGTGCAACCGTCGCGGCATTGCCCTGCGCAAGGTGGACCTTCACGTATGCCTTGCCGGCATTCTTCAGGCTGACGATATCCGAAGAGCGGCCGGCGGCGTCGGCAGCTGGCGGCAGGGCTTCAACCAGCTTCATCTGCTGGGGAAATGTGAACTTGGTCATTCCGTTGATCTCCTGTGTGAATCTGATGAGGCAAAGGCCGGGGCCAAAGCCCCGGTTCGGTTCGGCTCGTTACGCGCGTGTTTCGAGCGTGATGAACGGGCTCTGCGTGGCCGTGCCCTTGTAGGGCGTCATCGGGTTGGACCAGATGGGCTGACCGTTGAACCGGTAGACAAAGCGGAAGCACGTCTCGTCGTAGATGAAACGGACATGGATCGACGACGCGAATTGCGTCGGGCCCTTGTCGATCGCCAGATACTGCGACAGGTCGACCAGCATGATGTCGCCAGCCGTGCCGAGTGTTGCGGCATACTCGACAGGAATGATCGGGCGGCCCATCAGCGTGGCGTACTGGCTGCCGTTCGCACCGGGCGGTGTGAACATGATGGCAGGCGCTGCGATGCCGCCGACGTTCTCGGTCCCCGCCGCATTCTTGACCTTGATCACGAACTGGTAGAGCTGAGGTTCGACGTCTTGGTTGATGATCCAGACAGCGTTCTTGCGCGAACGGGCCGGCATGCGAGCCCACATCTTGAGGATGTTTTCCGCAACGATGGTGCCGGCCAGCTGATTGGCTTCCTTGGGAACGGTGATGGCAGATCCGCCATTAAGGAAGCCGAGCGGCATACCGGCGCCCGTGCCGTTGACGATCGCATCCTCGATCTTGAACAGGAATTCGTCGGCAAATGCCTGTCGCAGCCAGGACTCGAGCGCGGTCGAATCCTGCAGAAGCTCGTCGGTCGCGTAGCAAAGCCCCGTGAGCTTATCGAGCTCCATCTTGATACGACGAAACTTCGGTGTGCTGTCACGCTTCAAGCCAGCCTCAGCCGTCCAGAACGACTGGATACCGCCCCAACGCGAACCGTTCGCGCGGCTCGTTTCGTCGACACCATTCATGTGGATGCCGTTCGAGTTGGGCCCGATGGGAATGCGGCGCACTCGGCTGGCGATCTCGCCGCCCTCGTATGTGTTCTGCAGGAGCTCGTTAGAGAAGTCCGTCTGCACAAGAAAGCCACCATCGGCCGCAACACCCTCCGACATACCGGTCGGGCCGGCAAAGATCAGCCGGGGATCAGCACTGCCGCGACGATCGGGGTTAGCGGCGCCGGCGATCGCCAGCATCTGCTCGCCGAGCGAGGAGAAGCGCGCGCCTTCGCGGCCCTGCGCATTGTTGCGGTCGGCGTTTTCGTTCGGGTCGATCACGCTACCGATCGAGCGCTGGCGCTCCATCTGGCGTTCGGCGCGAACGATCTGGTCGTCGAGCGCCGTCAGCTCGGCGGAGATCGCATCGTCGCGAGCGGCTTCCTGATCGGTCAGGCCGCGGTGTTCGGACGCGGCCAGATCGAAAGCGCTCTGCGCTTCCCTAACCAGATCGGCACGCTTCTGGCGAAGAACCTTGATTGTCATGTACATGCTCCGTTGATGAGAGAACCGGGCGAATGGGGCGCAGGAAGTCAGCCCACTGTCCCGGCGGTCGTGGGGCGCTGAAGAGATATCGATGGAATGCGGCCTACCGCGTCAGTGGCCGCGCGTGATCAGCCGTTGCGCGACCGATGAGCGTGGCGCCGGCGCCGAAAAGCATCGCGATCGCTTTCCGTGGCGGACGGCGCAGAAGCGTCCAGCAGGTTGCCGCTCACCTGCAGTCCTGATGGATTGTCAACAGGAGGCGAAGGTGGCGCATCTGGTTCGGTGGCATCGGCGGTCGCATGCAGTATCGTGTCATGATCTGCGCGAGGTCCGGATGACGTCTTCATGGAGGCAACCCGGCGCAGTGTCTCGTCCAGCGTGGCAACCCGATCGGCCATGCCGAGCTTCACCGCGACCCTGTCTTTTTCGACGCGCCCTTCGCCGAAGCCGCCGACGACATCGCTGACCTTGACGCCGCGACCACGGGCAACGTCCGTCGTGAAGTCGCGGTAATAGTCGTCGATCTGGGCCTGCAGCGCTTGCGTCGCCTCATCCGTCAGGGGTTCGTACTGGTTGCCTTCGACCTTGTACTTGCCAGCCGAGACGAACGTGAACTTGACCCCCTGCGCTTCCGCAGCCTTCGAGACGTCACGATGCAAACCGTAAACGCCGATCGAGCCGACCTGACCGCCGGGTGTCACCACGATCTCGTCGCAGGCCGATGCAATCCAGTACGCCGCCGACGCGGCCAGGCTGTCCACCTGCGCAATGATCGGTTTCTGGCCTCGCGCCTTGAAAATCTCGTTTGCCAGAACCTGCACGCCGTGGACGTTTCCGCCTGGGCTGTTGAAGCGCAGCACGATGGCCTTCACGGATGCATCGCCCAGTGCATTGCGGAAGCTCCGCATCACGCGCTCGGTGGACGTGCCGCCTGGTCCACTGATGTCGTCAACCTCAGAAGCGTGCTGGGCAATAATTCCGAATACCGAGATCACGGCGATAACTGAGGCAACCGGCGCAGGCGAACCACCCTCGCCCCGACCGAGGACGCTGATCTGCTGACCAACAACACCGACTTGATCCAGAGTGGTCGCACTGAAGAGCGTCGCAACGCCGTTCGGCTCACGCTCGCCCTTGAGTGCTGCGATCTCACTCGCCGACAGGCGAATGCCCTCGGCACGCCGCTCGACGACTTCCGCGATGGCTTGGAGCCGGTCAGGCGTGATGGCCCATGGGTGCTGGACGATGGCTGCATGCAGGTGAGGAAATCTAATTGTCATCATCAGGCTCCGGAACAGTGTCAGAGATCGAGGGGCCGCCGTTATGACCGATCAAGGCGCTGGCCGTGTCGTCGGACCGGTGGTTCGGCATGTTGTCGGGCGTCGTGGTATTCGTTGGCACGAGGGGATCATCGAGACCGTCGAGCGGATTGTAGCCCAGCGCCTCACGGGCCTCATTGCGCGTGAGGATCCCATTGAGAACGAGCCGCGAGAAGAAGTCGGCCTGCGCTTTAGAATCGCCTGCAATCAGCGGCTCCACATCGAAGGCGGCCTCGTAGATGTTCGGCGCGAGAATCAGATCGCGGCGAATGGCTCCCGTCCAGCAGCTGAGCCAAGGCATCAGGTTATTGCGCACGAAGGCCAGCATAATGGCCTCGACACCGGTGCCCCACGAGCTGGTCTTGGTCATGTGATGCAACAGGACGAGCGGCACATCGAACCAGCGCGCAATTTCCTCGATCTGGAATTCCCGCGTTTGCAGAAATTGCGCTTCTTCGGAATCGAGGCTGATGCTTTCGAACTTGGCACCCTGCTCCAGGATCGGCGTCTTGCTGGCGTTGCCGAGCCCAGAAAAATTAGCGTTCCACTGCGACTTGAAACGCCGAACGCCGCGTCGCTCATCTGCTTCTCGACAGTCACGACACCGGATGGACGAGCGCCATTCGAGAACAGCCGAGCACCGTGCTCTTCAGCGGCCAAAGCCAAGCCTATGGTCTCGCGAGCGTAGGCGACAGGGCTCACGCCGACGAGACCACTAGGTGCCATGTGCGACCGCAGATGGAGAACCTCATCCTGCAGCAGGATCCTGTTTCCCTTGATCGGGTCCGCGACCAGATACCGGATGCTCTGATCGGCCAAACGCTCGACATGCACGCGATCCGGATGGATCGGCTCGAGGCTGTTGGCAAACCCGCGCGGTCCGGAGACGATTTCAGAGTAGGCATTTCCACGCAGCGCGAGGTGGCCCATCATCATCGCCTTGAAGTCCCAAGCCGACTGCCAATGGTTAGGCTGATATTCCAGAAGGTCGTTCAACGGATGCGATGGCGCCTCCGAACGCTTCTTTGTCACAGGATCGCGCTGATACATTCGCAGCGGAAGCGTCGCGACTGTCTTTGACAGAAGGCCGATGCATGCGTAGGCCGCCGACACGCGCATCGCACCATCTTCCGTGACGCGGCGGCCGGCCAGGCTCATGCTGGACACACCGCCGCCATCGTACCAGCGATCATCGTCGGCCGGCGGCGGTGCCTTGCTGTCCGACGAGGCGCGCACGCCGCCAAGCATTGCGGAGAACAGACCCATGCTCAGCGTCCGCCGCGCACAGTGCCGAGAACGGCCAGGCCGACCAGAATGCCGCCGGCAACCATGAAGCCCGCAGGCGGGTAGTGCAGCCAGGCGCCGTAGCCTGAAAGTGCCGCGCCACAGATGCCGATGATCTCGCGGCCGGTCTGGCGATCGATCCTGATCGACGACGATACGGCCTTGGTGTCTTCTGTCATCAGGCTACCCTCAATCCACGTTCTTCATAGACGGACCGACCGTCCGCCTCGGGGTTGGTAATCATCACCGTGACCGCGTCGAACAGCGCCATGGCCGGGTCAATTTTGGCGTCGCCGGCGTTCTGCTTGGTGGCGCGGATCGCGGTTGCGGTCGGCTCGATCTTGATGTTGCCGATGCACCAATCCATCATTCGGCTGGCCGAGTGGACGAAGGTGCCGTTTGCCAGCTTTCGCTCGGTGGTCTTGATGGCGTTCATCAGCTTGTAGCCCTGCCCGACGCCCTCGATCTGACCACCCTCCGGCGTGATCCCAATCTTGGCGAGCTCCTCAACGAATTCGCCGTAAGGACCCTCGTTATCGATCGCGACACAGGCGAGCAGCCCGGCCTCGTTGATCTCAGCGATAATTTCGATGATCTCGCTGACGTCTTTCAGCTCGTCGTCGACTATGGTGAGATCACCGTCCGCCTTGAAGTCGAGCAGGGTCGAGGCAATCGACTGGCGTCGATCGAGCACACCCTCGTGACACCATGCACGCGACACGCTGAGCCAACGCCTCGTTTCCTTCTCACGTCCAAGGGCTGCAAAGCCGAACAGGTCGTCCAGCCCGCCGCCATCGATCCCGACGACGATGACTTCCGAACGCTCCATCAACGTCTTCATCGTGAGCGTCGCGTCGATCCGCCGGTCCCAGAACTCGGCCCCCGGCCACGCATCGGTCTTGATGCCGATACCAATCTCGATGTTGAGATGCTGGCTTGCCCAAATGCGGATATCGCGCTCGCCCTTGACCCGCTCGCCTTCCCAGTCGAGCACCAGGCTGTGAAGCCGCATCGACCGACCGAGGTTCGGCATGACCATTCCCCAGTTCTCCGGGTCCTGCCACTTGAACGGGTCGCTGGCGATATCGTCCGGGAACTCGTAGAGGATCGGAAGCATCGCCCGGATCAACTTGCCCCGGTAGTCGCCATTGCGGATCTTGCGCGCCGTGATCAGCTCGTCGCGGAAGACGCCCGCCGGCGGCGCATCGCTCTGCGTCGTGATGATGATGAGCAGGCCTTCGGCATTCTTCTCGAGACCGCCACGGATCTGGCGCATCACCTGCGCTGCATGCGGGTTTCGTCCGAGCAAATGAAGTTCGTCGAGCAGGACTACGACAGGCATAGAGCCCGTGAGAATGTCGAGCGCGAAGGTCTTCACCTTCATCATCGAGCCGTTCAGAAGGTCCTCAATCCTCTTCTCGTGCCAGACGATGTGAAAGCGGCCGGACCGGCCGGGCCCACCGTAGAGCTCCGGTGCAGCCTGGATCATGCCGGCCGCCTGCAGAAAGGCTCGGTCGGAAACGGACTGCGTCGGCCCGATGAACAGCATCTCGGCATTGTGCCGGCGGTTCATCAGCATGGCGACGATGATCAGCCCACCGCTGTACGTCGTCTTCGACTGCCCTTTTGGCACCAACGCAAAGATCTCGCGGATCATGCGAACGTGCTCGCTCGGATCATAGCAGCCAAAGGCGGCGCGTACGATGCCGCGGAACCATGGACCGCACGCATCGCGCATCTTCGGCTGGCCAATGACATCCGGCAACCGGAGCTCGTCGAAGATCTCGACGGCGAGATCCGCCTCTTCCTGGAACAACGGAAGATCCGGGATCAGCGACTGGCCGTTGCGGATACGATCCTCCCAGTCGACGCAACTTAGATCCCATCCTACGGGCTGACGAACATGTGCGGTCATGTCAGTTCAACTTGTCACTGTCGGTGGTCCGCATCGCCATCAGGCGACCAAGCGGCGTTGCGGTATCCGGCGTACGCGCATCCTGAAGGGCCTGCTCTTTCTTGCCCAACTTCACCGGCTTCTTCGGCTGGCTCTGCTCGGCAACCCGGCGGGCAAAGTCACTGTCGGCGATCGCCGCCTTGTCGAGCTTCTTACCCAGCTCCTTGATCGCTGCGACGTTGCCCGCTTCGACTTCCTCGTAGAGGCGCAAGAGCACGGTGCCTTCAAGCTGGAAGCGGGCCGTTTGCCGGCAGGCCAGTTCTCGAAAATAATGTTTGCGCAAAGTCGGCTCTGTGATGCCGAGAGCTGCAGCAATCTCCGCTTCCTTTCGGCCCATCGCCAGCAACAGTCTGACTTTGCACCGCTTTTTGTCATCAACCAGATGAGGGGGGCGCCCCCGCTTCCCCCAGCCCTCGGGAACCTCATCTCCAAAGAGGTCAAAAACTGCAGGCATAGAAAAAAAACCTCTCGCTCGCACCCAAGCGGTTGGGGCTCTTGGACCCTGTGGACTTTCAACCCCCTACCCCCCGCGGCGCCTTTGGCGTCCGGCAGGTCAGGTTGCGTCGCCCGCTCCGTCCATGACGTTGATGCCGTGCATCAGCCTCTCGACCTCGGCTCTGACCTCCGGCCTGGCGTGACTGACGAAGCTGTCGTGAAGGATAACCCTGCCAAGACGACCTATGAGTTTGGCGGCGGAAGATCGATTGCGGATCCCAATGACCTCACATCTGCGTGCGGCCGACAGACCGCGCCGTTCACGGATACCGTTTGCCAGCCAACGTGCAACGTCATTGGTAGCCGCGACGACGACGAGATCGCCGTCCGGCAGAGCATCGATGAAAGCCTTGGCACGATCCATCTGTTCACTCATCAGAACCGCTCCGCCATTCGCTTGCCACGTTGCGCCAAAGTCTTGGTCGTATGGCACGAGCCGCACAGAAGCTTGATGTTCGAGGGATCGAGCAACGGCCCGCCATCCTTCACCTCAACGATGTGGTCGCCGAAGATGCGCGTATTGACCCGACCGCATCCCACCTCCTCGCACCGACGACCGCGCTCAGCGATCAGACGGCCCATGAGTGACCGCCACTCCGGAGATAAGTAGAAAGCGTCCGCCGTTTTGGGTTTCGGCTTGACGGCCCGCGCATCGATCTGACGGATGGAGGGCTTGATAGAACGAAGACGCATGCTTCTAGAACGCAAAAGGCGACCTTTTGGCCGCCTCGTCGTCTGGTCATAGCTTTCGCACTGGCCCTGAATCGGTGCCTCAGTCGAGGCTGTCAGGGTGAGGGTCCGCCCGGCTACCGACCTGAGAGTTTCCTCTCTTTGCCTCGCGTCCTGCCGAGACATTCAGGGCCGAAGCCCAAGGGTGCACTGAGATCGCAGATCATCCGTTGCCCATTTCTACTCACAGCTTTGCGAGAGACGCAAGAGGAATATCGAAAGGCGTTTCATTCCCGAATACCTTGGTGAGCGCCTTGCATCGAGGGCTCTTCCCCTTGCCAATCGACAGGATAACGCACTCGAAATTAGCAAAGGGTCCGAGCGTTACTCGCGCCGTTTCGCCTACCATGAACGGCGCGTGATCCCTATCGTTGCTGGCCCTCTTCACCGCGTCTGCCTGCGCCAACAACTGCGCTACTTTCTCATTGAAATTTCTAATGGATTGACCTGAAACGCGATGCGGTCGGGCCGGTCCTCCGACCACCCCAAGCACGTGCCTTAGGCGCAGAAGAGACATTATTGCGCCCGCCGAATAGACACACTGGACGAGCACATATCCGGGCATCCATGGAGTGCGCGGCTTCTCCCATTGCCGCCCACGACGCACGACAATGCCTGCAGGTTCGCACTGTACGAGCGCCTCTACATCTGCGACCAACAGCACATTTTCCACAGCGAACTCTTTTCTGGGTTCGACCTTGAGGCAGTACCAAGCCGCAGATTCCGGCTCTTCCGCCACCAGCCGACGGCCTGCAAGCGATAGATCGCGAATCGCTATCTGCTCACTGATGCCGCCGCGCAGCAGCTTCGCATCATCAAACGGGTGCTGAGAGATGGGTTGGGTAAAGTCAAAGATTGCTTTCTCATGCTGCATGTTCATCGCCCCGATCTCCCGTCACCATCCGCTTGAAAGCATCCAGCGCCGCCAGGATGGAGCCATCATCCACCCCGTCGGCTGTCGGGAAGCAGATCCACTCATGCTTGCCCATCTCCGGCCACGGCCATCCCTGCGTGGCGTAAAGCCGCTTCCATGCAGCCACCTCAGGCGAATTGACATGGAAGCTCCGGAACGCTTCCGACGCAGAAACGATGGGCGCCGACACCAGCGAGCCGCGCTTGTCCTGCGCGTCACGGTACATCCCAGAGACCTTTGGCCAAGCCCAACGCTCGCGGTGCTCTCGACGAACTCGCTCACCAAGAGGGCCGCCCTGCGCCACCATCCGGGCCTGAGATGCCGTCATCTGCGGCATGGGACTTTCCGGACCGAGGAGGCACGCAAGCGCATTCCCCTGCCAAGCTTTACTGAAAGGGTTGTGCAAGGCCGAAGGCGCAGACGTGGTTGGTACGTCGGCATGGGCTAACCGCTCCCATTGCCGCTCGCTCAAATAGGTCGACGCGGCTTTGGCCTTGGTGCGTCCCATCTTGTCCCGTGCAGCCAGATAGACCGGCGTCAGATCCTCGCAGGCCTTCCTCTGCTCAGGCGTCAATGCCTGCCAGCAGCGAACAGCGTTCATCTCACTGTCATCGAGATATCCCGGCCATGCGTGCCACCATTTCTTGAACCGACGCTCGACAGAGCGCGGATTTTCCTCCTCATCCCGAAGGTCGCGCGCTCGCGCTCTCTCTCCCAGTTGATCAGGGGTCGTTAGATAAGGGTCGTTAATAGGTGCCGACCCAGAGTCGGCAGGGGGTGCCGACTCTGGGTCGGCAGGGGGTGCCGATATATCGGCAGGGGGGGTGCTATATACAGCCCCGGAAACAGGATCAAATTCCTCGGATTCCCACTCTTCGAAGTCCTCCTCGGCGACTTTCTGGTCGAAGATCACCCGATACCAGTGCGCCGAATCCCGTCCGTCTTTGCTCACCTCAAGGTGCTTTTCGACAACGCCAATGATGGACAACCGATCAAGCGACGCTTGGACGGTCGAACGCGCGCATTCGAGCTGCCCTGCCATCTTTACCTGCGAGCGCCGGCACCAACCGTGCTTGTCCGTATGTCGCCCGAGGAGGCACAGCACCTGCAGGTCGCGCCCCTTGAGCCGCGTGTCCGTCACGATCCAGCCGGGGATGATTGCAAAACGGGTCGTTGTCATTCCGCTACTCCGCGCGCAATCATGGTGAGCCCGAGCCGGGCGTAATGCTGGGCAAATTGAACGAGGTCCGGTAGAGCGCCGGTGCGCGGATCGCGGACTGCGGAAAGCGCCGCCATCTCCGCATCCAGCGCTTCGACGCCGGCACGGAAGCGAGCAGCCTGCAGCATGGCCCTGATCGTCGTCTGATCGCGCCACAGGACGGAGTGCGGGACAGCGAGAAGCCATCGCGCACGCGCCTGGTCAGTGGCAGCCTCCGCAAGGCCTTCGATGATGGGAAGCAGCAAGGTCATGCCGCCTCGCTTGCCGCGCACAGAACCATATGCACGCCGCCGTCATCCGGCAGACCGAGCACACCACGCGATACGCACTCCTCGATCAGAACAGCCGCCACGCTGTCACGCACTCCAATCTGCTGACGCAGCTCGCGCCGCGTGACGTCGGTGCGTCGGGAGATCCATGCGTGCGCCCGTTGACGCGCTTCCGCCGCCCGCTCGTCGAGCGTCAGGCGTGGCGTCGTCCGGCTGAAGTCCTCGTCATCAGCAACGAACGATGCGAGACCGAATGAGCCGGAGAAGCCCGGACGCAAAGACCCTTTGTCGGCATGCTCCATCCAGTCGACCCTGCGCATCGCCGTCTCGCTGCCATAAGTGCCGTCTGGCTGACGCTCCCAGACGAACCAGGCTGTGTTCATGCGGCTCGACGCCTTCGGCCCCTCCCACCCCTCCCGGTGCATCATCGGCAGGCGACGCTTGAACACGTAGACGCGTGCAGGCGGATTCTCGTCCATGACGAATGACCGAGCTTCATCCTTGAAGCCGCAGAGGAAGTTGAGGTTAAGAAGCATCGCCATTTTGCGCGGGCGGTGCGTGCGCAGCGCATGCGCGACGAAGTCGTTTAGCAACTCGCCATAGGGCGGGTTAGTCACGATATCCGGACCGTCGCCCTCGCCAGCTGTGGTCGCCAGAAAACTGCCGACGCCTTGCAGCTCTCCGTTCCGATCCGCCGTGCCGCGGTCGACGAGATCCGACAGGCGCACGTCATAGCCAGCTTCCTCGAACACACGCGAAATCGCGCCATAGCCGCAGGCCGGCTCCCAGACGGTCGAGGTAAAGCGCTCGAAGGCAAGCAGCGTGCGCGTTGCCACATCCGGCGTCTGGTAGAAGTTGTCGCCGCGGTCGTCCTTCGACGCCGAAGCCGTACCGATCGCCGCGCGCAGGTTTGACTTTGGCGGCGCGATAACCCGCTTCAGGTCGGCCTTTGTCGCCTCGGTACCCGCCGCCCGCTTTTCGTCCAGGAAGCGCTTGATGATATCGGGATCATGCTTCACCGCGTCGCGGATCTGGCGCGCCTCGAAGATCTGCGGACGCGTCAGGCCGATGTCGGCAACACTCGGAATTTCAACGTTGGCGTCTGCAACCTTGAAATTCCGCCCGCCGCCATGGCCGGCGACCTCGCCGCGCTCGCGCGCAGCGTCGTATTCGTCTGCCAGCCGGCGCTTTGCCAGAGCCTCAATTCCCAGAGCGTCGGCTTGCGTCCGGAAGATGGCCGAGACCACGTCATCATGCGCGCCTTTGGCTTTTAGCAGACGGGCCGCCGCCTTGGTCGCGTCATAGGCAAATGCCGCCTGGTCACGCGCGTCGAGCACGTCGGCTGCCATGACAGCGCGCGCCAGCGTGTCGGCCGCACGGTCGACGAGCGTGCGGATCTCGCCATGTTCGGCAGGGAGGATCTTGAGAGCCTGTGCCATGATCAGCCACCCAGCCGCTTGATCATGTCGCGCACAGTCTTTTTCAGGCGATGGCACTTGTCGACGATCGTCCGTTTTTCCAGCGCGTCGATGACATTGTCTTCGAGCGCGGCGAAGATCTCTTCGGCGAGCGCCATAGCCTTCCGGGCAATCGTGTGCGCGTCGGCTTCTGTTACAGGACCATCCGGCTCATCTGCCGGAGCAGCCACGACCAGCTGAAAACCGAGGATCTCGCCATAAGCGGTCAGGATGATCGGCGACCCGGCTGCGCGATCCACCTCGACGGCGATGTCGAGCGGGATCAGGGTTTCCACGTTTTCGGCATTCGTCGAGGCGTATTTCGAGAGCTGGCTGATGCTCGCGCGCGTACGCGTCGTAACGACGCTGACGCCACCCGCCAGGCGATAGGCCGCCTCGGTCGCTTTCTTGATGGTGCGCACCTCTTCGGCAGAGATGCCACGCACAGTGTCGGATTTCAAACGCACGAAAACACCCCGCGAAATGGCAAGGAAAAAATTCGGATAAGGATTCGGTGAAGCACGCCCGAGGACGGCTTAGAGATTTGTCATCACATCACGGAGGCCCTTGAGCCGATGACAGACAGAACAAAAAGCCACCGGAGCGCCGGAGGAGACGGGCGCTCCGGTGGCAGTTGGCAGAGCAGGCATTGGCCCAGCTCTGCGGGGAACTGGCGAAATAACTCGTCATTCGGCCGCCTCATTCGGCGTAGGACCGAAGATGTCCGGTCGCAGATGATGGCGAGAAATGCCGGTGATATCTTCGACTGCAAGCACACGACCAGCCGGCACATGACGCCACTGCAGGACAGCCGGTGGCGAGATAGACAATTTGCGCGCCAGCTCGCTTGCACTGCCGGCAGCAACAAACACGGTTTTGAGATCGGTAGGAGCTTGCGTCATGCCTGGATATAAGTCTCGCTTAGAAAATGAGTCAAGCGAGAATTATCTAGACCCGAGCCGGGATGCCGCGCGAATTATAAGCATGGCTAAAGGTGAGCACGCGACGAAGATCGGTATCGCAATACGAACCGCGCGTAAGCGCCGCGGCTTGGTTCAGCGCAACATTGCCCAACAGCTCGGCATAGATGTGGCTGCCGTCGGCATGTGGGAAACGGGCCGGAATTTACCGTCCCCCGAGAATCTGCTTCGTGCAGCTGAGTTTCTGCGGGTTGACCCATCAGCGCTTATGCGTGGCGATCTGGTTTATCAAGACGACGAGGCGCTCGCTGATGCCGAGGTGGTCTCAGATGGATTCGTCCCAGACCTTGGGCCAATGGATATCCAGATGCTCGGCGTCACCTATGGTGGCGATGATGGCGACTTCACCTTCAATGGTACTGTAGCAGGCTTCGTAAGGCGCCCGCAGGGCATCGCCACCCTAAAGAACGTCTGGGCAACCCACGTGCTGGGCGACAGCATGGTTCCTAAATTCGATCCAGGTGACGTTATCTACTGCGGTGGACGCGAACCGGTGCCAGGCGACTGCATCGTCATCGAACTTTACCCAGACAACGAGGGCGAAAGCACGAAAGCATACGTGAAACTGTTGAAGCGTCGAACAGCTAAAGAGATCATCACCGAGCAGTATAACCCGAAAAAAGAGATTATATATGATCGTTATCGCGTCAAAAACCTTTGGCGAGTGATCCCTTGGAAAGAGCTTCTTGGCTTCTGAGCACATCCCGCTCTGCGCGCCGCGCTTCATGATCATGCAAAAACAAGGCCTGCACGGTGATATTCCTCGCCGGCAGGCCATCATCTGCGCATTCGGAACATGAAAATTTTGGCAGCAGCGATCTGATCTCAACATGAAGTGAGATCCCTTTTTTGACCAGTTCGCTTGGCTCCCGCCATCTGCTTCGGCCGCAATCAGCGCACTCGATCCGCAGTCGGTCGATCATACCAAGTGTAACCGGCTCCTCCTCGACTGGCATGAATCCCGCTCCGTTCCCTGTTGGTTCTCATTGTCGAATCAATTTCTCCAAGAGTCGATAGGCGGGCTCATGAATCTCGCTTATAAATTTCACTTGCATTCACTTATAATTGTCGCTTATGTTTTCCGTGCCTCCCCGGACAGGAGCGGTGCGGAAACAGGTTAAGCGTCCCGCGCCGCTCCATCGTCGAGGCAAAGCCAACGACAACCGATGGAGCGCAGCATGAATACCTACAATCCCGTGACGACCCGCCACGTTGCAGCCGAAATGGCCACCGCTCAGCGCGAAGCCGGCCGCAGCCTGACGAAGAACGAACTCATGTCAGAGCTTGGACTGACCGACGAACAGGTCACAGCCCACGCCAACGAAGCCGCCCGCCTGTTCGCCAACAGCGAACGTCGCGCCGCCTGATCCACGATCCGCTTTCGGTGACCGCCCGGCACTTCTGCAGGCGGCATCCGAAACGGATGAAGGATCTCCAACATGTCCCGATTGCCTGACAATGCGACCGCGCTGCGGTTTCGCAAAAGCATACCTGCGCCCGCCAAGCGCCTTTCGCATTTTCGCATCACTTGCCGCGGCAAAGAGGTGCACGACGTGCTGGCCCCAGACGCCGAAGCTGCGCGCCAGCATGTCCGCAAGCGTGGCGCCGGCTCCCAGATCCGAACCGTCCGCCTGATGGCCGAGGCATCCGCGCCGGATCTGCGGAGCGCTGGCTAATGGACGTTCGCTCTCCCACACGCGGCAATGCCGTTTATCACCCCGAGGTTGCCCGCAGCCGGCGGCGCCAGCGCCGCATGCGTACTGCAATCAAGGCTGCCCTGGTCCTTGTTACCCTTGCCGTGATCGTGCTCGTGGCCGTCGCGCTCATCGCCCTCTTCACCGGAGGCTTCCGCTGATGGTCACTCTACCCAACGTCATGGGCACCAACCATCCGTCCAATCGTCGTGTGCCGTGCCGATTGATGCTCGCCGGGCTGCTCGGTGTTCTGTTCCTCGCACTCATGGGAGCCGTACCGCTGGCAACCGTCGGCATGGCGCGTCACGCAGCGTCCGAGCGCGCGGAGGCTCGCGTATGAAGACGCTCGACCCGCGCATGCAGGCCGCGCTGCTCGCCTGCTACGTCACGCCCGATGCTGAGTTTCGGGAGATCGCCGCAGCTCATGGCGTCGATCGCGAACAGCTCCAGGAGGAATGGTTCGACCTCGAAGAACAGCGCCGCGCCTATCGCGCGCGCCCTGCTCTGCTGCCAGCGCCGGAGCCGACGAGGATGGCTGCACATGCGTGAGTCAGAGCCACGGCCCCTGCTGCCCTTCCGCGTCCATTTCGAAGATGAGACCATCGCGCCCGTTGATATCGCTGCCTGCGATCCCGCCGAGGCGCGCAAGCACGTCGCCATCAGTCACCCTGGCAAGCCGGTCAACAAGGTGAAGATCGTCAGGGAAAAGATCTGACATGACGATCGCGCCGCCCTCCCCAAACCAGAAACGCATGGATGCGATACGCCGCCGCGTAGGCGCAGCCATGCCGGACTGGACGGTGATGGCGGACGAAACCGGCACGTTCGTGATGGCTGCCGACGGCCCCGATAGCGAGCGGGTCTACCGTGTCGAGGACGACGCGAACCTCGACAACCGGGAGATGGCTCTCAGCGCACCGGAGGATCTTCGCTTTTTGCTCCGGATGTATGACGCGCTCGTCAAGCACCTGAAGCTGGCACGGCCTTCTGAGGCCAGTTCGCGCAAGCACGCGAACTATGCCGCAGAATGCGCGATGAAGTGCGACGACCGGAGGTTCCGGGAATACCTGCAAACCTGCCACGGCGTCGACACATCCGATGGCGAGCGCATCGCCACCCGCATCCGATCGATCCTTTCGATCAAGTCACGCGCCGACTTGAATGACAACGCCGAAGCTGCAGGCCGCTGGCGCAAGCTGGTCGGAGATTTCGACGCATGGAGCCGAACCCATTGACCCTCTCACGTCGGGAAGTCATCCGCGAAAAGATCATGGCCCGCGTCGTCGTCGACGAGGCGACTGGCTGCTGGATCTGGACCGGGCCGACCTCTGGCGAGGAAGGCCGTGGCGCAGGCTACCCCCGGATGAGCCTCGCAGGCCAGACCGTCGCCGTCCACAAGGTCATGTGGACGAACGAGCACGGCTACATCCCCGGCAAGAAAGAATTGGACCACAAATGCCGCAACCGGCTGTGCGTTCGCCCCGACAACCTTGATCACGTCGAGCTCGTCACCCGCAAGCGCAATGCGCTGCGGCGTGAGGCGGCAAAGCGCGAACTGAAATGCACCGAGGAGACTGCACGATGAAGAGCTTTGCTCAAGAGGTCGCACTGGAGATGGCCGGTAAAGCCATATTCGACGTCATGGAATATGACGGACCCATCGGAACGGAACGGCCAGAGTGGGTGACGTGCGCGACGACGCCAAGGCAAGATAAGGCCCGCCGCCGCTACGCAAGTGCCGCGCTCACGGCTGTTGCGACATTGCCTCAGGGAGACCGCCACACGGACGACGAGCCGGAGGCATGCCACGTGTGCTGCGAGGCCCTGCAGCCTGGCGACCCCGTCTACTTCAGTGATGACGGCATGATGCATGCGGCGTGCTGCGGACCCGAACGGGAATGCTTCTACAACGAGGACGAGGCACCGCTCGTCGACGGCGAACCGATCCCGCGACCGCTCATCTGGAATGGCGATCTCAGCACCATGCAGCTCGCGTCGGACGCACGAAACGATGAGGTATGCGTCGATCGCTTTGCCAATGTGATGAAGGCCAAGCTGGCACAAGCGCGAAACAAAGGCCGTGCAGGCTGGGACGATCATGCTCGCTGCAGCCTGTCGGACCTTTCCGCCATGTTGTTCGAGCACGTTGCGAAAGGAGATCCTGTCGACGTCGCCAACTTCGCCATGATGATCCATCAGCGCGGAGGTATGATCGAGGCTCCATCACCCCAGGCAGAAGTGCGGGGAAGCGAGGATCTGCGCAAGCGCGTCATGCGGGCCATCTTCGACCCAGGCCAGACCGAGGGCTACAAAGGCAATCGAGATCTGACGACGTGGCAGACGGACGCCGTCATGCGCCTTCTCGGGTCGGCTGCAGAGGGCGGACGATGAGCGCCGCCCTCGCACTAACTACCCTTTCGGCAGGTCGTCAGGATAGAGGGCGGCAATACGCCTGGCCCTCTCTGCTTCCAATGTTGCCCGTATCATTCGAAAGCCGCGCGAGGTCAGGCGAGCATCGCCGTTCGTCATCTTCCTCGCATAGCCAAGGGCGATTGTGTCTTCGAAAATCCGGTGGAATGGGCGCTCTCGGTGGATCTGGAGTAACTGGTTCATCAGGTTCATTTGCAAGCCTTTCTTTGTTGGATGCGAATCAACCTTACAAGCGAATGGTTGTTGGCATCTCTGCCCCCTCAGCAGCGGGAGCGACAGTATGAGCGACCGCAGCAACCGCCGCGAAGTGCGGAACCCCGTCCTATCGCTGCCATCGGTAAAAAGGCTCGATGAGCTGCCACCTGAAACTCGCGAACTTGTCGCGGACATCCTTGGCGACCTGGTCAAAGACGCTCGGTCCAGAGCGCAGCAATCATGGATCAAGAACAAAGGCCCGATGGCGGCATATTGGAAAGCGGTTGGAGCCTACGCCCACCACTTCCGCCGCGTTGTGGCAGGGAGGATTGAGCGTTGAGCATCGTTCGCGACAACCTCATGAACCGGGAAGGCTACCGTCCCTATTGCGGCAACGTGAATTGCAGCGCCGGCATGCCGCGCACCCATTACATCAAGGGCCAGTTCCAGTGCGGTTGCGACTGGCGCTCGTCGTTCGAACCAGAGTTCATCGCGGCCTATGAGGCTAAGTGGGCATCACCCGCGCCCGAGACGAATGTGCTAGGCCGGCGCGAAGCTGACGCTGTTGTCATCCCCGGTACCTTTTATGACAACAGCCTCCCCATCCACCATCAAAGATCCCGCTCGCTGAGCAGCCTCGACGACCTCGGCGGCAGCCCAGAAGCGACCAGCTTTGATGATGCCGCGAACATCACTCATAGTCGTCTCGACGACTTCAATCCCAGCATGCTCGATGCCATCGATAACAATAGTGACTTCACGCCTCATTCTGTCCTCCATCCACAACGGTTTGACAGCATCGTTGAACAGAAGAGGAATGTCGAGGCTCCGCCCCATACGGAAGCGCAGTCAGCCATCACGCCGCAGATGATCCGCGACACGGCTGCATGGTGCCAGTCAGAAGACGAACTGCGCGAGACCTTGCGCCAAGCCGCACTGGCACTCGAAGCCGCATCATCACCCCAACCGAGGGAGAGCTAGATGGGAGCAACGGCTCGATTACACGATCCAGTTGCCTACGCACCTCGCGGGCTCTCACGAGAAGAGGCTGCGCGCTACATCGGCGTTGGCACTACGAAATTTGATGAGATGGTGAGCGATCGGCGAATGCCGAAGCCCAAGCGTGTCGATGGGCGGACGATCTGGGATCGTATCGCGCTGGATGCAGCATTCAGCGATCTGCCTTCAGATGGCGAGAACCGGATCGACGAGATATTGTCACGCGGCAATCGCCGTGCGTAATGTCGCTCAATGACCGACAATGAGTATCCTTACGTTTCCGGCTTCACCGACCGACATGGCAAAAAGCGGTGGCGATATCGCCGCGCTGGTAAGACTATCGCCCTGCCCGGCGTTCCCGGTGATCCGGAGTTTGAGGAGGCGTACAGCGCAGCGATAGAGGGCCGCGAGCGCCGACTGGCGACCGTTGTGCGATTGCCAGGGCAAGCTCTGCCCGGCTCCTTTCAAAGCGCATGGAAAAAAGTCCAGCGTGGTCCGGATTGGCTAGCCTTCGATCCGAAAACGAAGGCGAAGAATGTCAGCCTCGCCGGCCAGTTTTTGGAGCTTCCTGTTGCGCCCTCGCACCCAGAGGTCTGGGGTGACATGCTCGTGCGGGATTTAAAGCGCCGGCACGTCAAAGAAATCCTAGCGCACTATTCAGAGACACCCCACAAGGCAAAACACGTCCTGGTCGCGATCAGAAAGATGATTGCCGTGGCGCTCGATGAAGAATGGATCGAGACCGACCCTACATGGAAGCTTTCGTACCGCCCAGAATATACCGGCTGGCGAGCATGGACGGCACAGGAACGTGCTGATTTCGAATCACGATGGCCGCTTGGATCAACGCCTCGAACCGTCTACGGGCTCGCCTTGTGGCTCGGCAACCGGCGATCAGATCTGGCTAAGCTGGAATGGAAGTCATTCGATTTCAGAGAGAACACAGTCACCATAGCGCAGACGAAAGGCGGGAAAACGCTTGTCCTTCCGATCACGCCAATGTTGCGGGAGATCGTAGACCCGATCGAAAGGAAAAGTCCTTTCGTCATCGTGACTGCTTATGGTGATCCGTTCTCCGAAAAGTCACTGACAGGCCGAATGGCAGACTGGACACACTCTGCCGGGCTGCCCAAAGGCTGCACTATTCATGGCCTGCGCAAAACCCTTGGCAAGCTGCTGGCGGAGACCGGCGCCACGACGCGCCAGTTGATGGAAACGCTGGGTCACGACAATATCGAACACGCCGAACTCTACAGCCGCGAGGCAGAACAACAGCGCCTTGCGCGCGACGCGATGAGTCGGCTGTCGCGGAAATATCAGACAAAAAAGCCAGTGGGCTAA